TCACCCTCAGAACCTTTGCCGTTTATCGAACGCATAGCTCCAGGAGCATTCTCACGGTCACTTAAATCAAAGAACAACGTGCGCATGTATATGAACCACGATTCAAGCATGCTTCTTGCCACAACCCGTGCGAAAACACTGCGACTATCTGAAGACTCCAAAGGCTTATTCGTTGACGCTTCGTTGCCTGATACTTCCATTGGTCGTGACCTGTCGGTGTTGATGCAACGTGGCGATGTCAACTCGATGTCGTTTGGTTTCACGGTTCCATCTGGTGGAGATATGTGGTCTGATGATGGTCAATCCCGTGAACTTCGTCAAATCAAACTTTATGAAGTCAGCGTTGTCACAGGGTTCCCAGCCTATGCAGCCACCTCAGCAGTAGTTCGTTCGCTTGATGCGCTTGCTACTCGCACAGGGATTGACGCAGATCAACTTGCAGCTGCGATCACGAACCTTGAATCTGGTCAAACTTTGTCAAATGATCATGCAATGTTGTTGCGTGAAACTGTCGCCAAACTTGAACCCGTGCAGGATGCTGCACCAGCCCGTTTGGGTGTCATGTCGAAGCACCTTGATTTATTGAAGACCATCGCCTAACATTTGTTCACTGCATAGTTGACGGAGCCGTCAACCTTGTTGCTGTATGTGGAGCCACATCAGGTTGAGAAGTAGTAACTCCCTGCGTATCCCCAATCCATCAACAATCCGAAAGCAGAAAATCAAATGAAAGAATATCTAGAGCGTCAAGTTGAGATTCGTCAGCAAGCCTGGCACCAAGCCAAAGCAATCATCGACGTGGCCACAGCTGAAAAGCGTGACCTCTCAGCAGAAGAAGAGCAAACCTACAGCCGTCTGAACGACGAACTGAACGAGCGAGCAGCAACCATTGCCAAACTCCGTGAAGATGAATCACGTGAACTTCGCATGGACGCAGCAACCCGTGAGATTGCAGACCAAGTTCGTCCAGTTGCTTCGGCATCAGTGAACGAAGATGTCGCAATGATCCGTGCGCTTATCAAGGGCGAATCACGTTCGGCCAATTTTGAGCGTCGTGACGTTCTGAAGTCAAGCACTGGTTCACCAGTACCGACTTCGTTCTACAACCAGGTGATCATGAAGGCACGTTTGGTTGCGCCAGTCTTGGCAACATCAACTGTCCTCAACACAGCAGGTGGCGAGAACCTTCAGATTCCACGTTTGTCAACCTACTCCGTAGGAACTGTCAACGCAGAAGCAGCAGCATTGGGCGAATCCGATCCAGCATTCTCGGCATTCATCACACTCGGAGCATTCAAGTACGGTTTCTTGACACAAGTGTCGCAGGAACTTCTTGAAGATTCTGGTGTTGACATGCTCAGCTTCTTGGCTGATCAAGTTGGTAACGCACTCGGTTTCGCTGTTGGTTCAGCGTTGACCGTTGGAACTGGCACAGTTGAGCCAACAGGCATCGTCGCAGCTTCGTCTGTTGGTGGTACTTCAGGCACAGCAACTGGTTTCACAGCAGACAACCTCATCGACCTTTACTACTCACTTGATGGTGCTGCTCGTCAGCTCCCAGGTGTTGGTTGGATGATGACTGGTCAGTCGATTGGTCGAGTTCGCAAGTTGAAGGACACGGCAGGCAACTACGTGTTCCAACCAGGATTGTCGCTTGACTCCCCTGACATGCTCTTGGGCAAGCCAATCTATGAGAACCCATCAATGGCAGAAGCCACCACAGGCACCAAGTCCGTAATCGTTGGCCATTTGCCTTCGTACTACGTGCGCAGTGTTGGTGGCATCAAGTTGGATCGTTCCGATGACTTTGCATTCAGCTCAGGACTCGCAACATTCCGTGCGCAGTTCCGTGTTGACGGCAACTTGCCACAAACATCACACGTCAAGCATCTCCTCCAGCCGTAAGGCTTGAGGGGCTTGCCCCTTGACATCCCATAATTCCCCTAGGCTTAGGGTCGTATCGAACACGCAGGGCGATACGACCCTATTTCTATTTGCCCCCTGCGATCTGCGAAGGAGAAGGAAGTGAAGAATGCTGGTAATCATCAAAAACACAATGGTCGAACTACCACCCCTGGAAGCCGAGCTGTTGTTGCATCGGGGGATAGCGCACTTGCCAGAAGTGGCAGACCTACCAATGCAGACTCGTTACGAATCCTTTGGTATTCCAACGCTCCCTTCGTCCCCACCGGCTACGGTACGCAAACAGCGCAAGCCGTCACAAGGCTCATCAAAGAAGGTCACGAAGTAGCAATACATGCCATGTACGGACTCGAAGGAGTTTCGTCTAATTGGAATGGCATCAAGATGTATCCACGTGGGATGGCACCATATTCAGATGATGTGCTGGTTGCTCATGGGATGGATTGGGCGAATGGCAATCCGAAGTTGCCTGCCTTAATCATGACTCTGTTTGATGTGTGGCCGTTGAAGTCAAAGTCATTGGATATGGTCAAGAACATTGCGTCTTGGGTTCCGATTGATCATGCACCGTGTCCAGCCGATGTGGTTGATTGGTGTAAGAAACCAAATGTCAAACCGATTGCCATGTCTTTATTTGGTCAGAAGATGTTGAACGATGCTGATGTGGAATGTTTCTATGTACCTCATGGCATTGAGGATGTGTTCAATCCTGACGCAAAGATGGTGAACGGTGACAGGACATTTACTGGTCGTGAGTTGATGGGTATTCCTGACGACAAGTTTGTGGTGATGATGAACGCAGCGAACAAGGGTGATAGTCCTTCACGCAAATCGTTTGCAGAGAACTTGTTGGCGTTCGGTATTTTTGCCCAAGATAAACCTGATGCGATTCTGTATTTGCACACTGAGAAAGATGGTGCGATGGGTGGTGTCAATTTGGAACATCTGTTGCATGCGTGTGGGATTCGTGAGGATCAGTACAAGATTGTTGACCAGTATGCGTATCGGACTGGTTTCCCTCAGCAGGCGTTGGCTTCGATGTATGCAGACGCTGATGTGTTGTTGTCTGCGTCTATGGGTGAAGGGTTTGGGTTGGCTGTGATCGAGGCTCAGGCGTGTGGTACCAGAGTCATTGTTTCGGACTTTACTGCTCAGCCGGAGTTGGTTGGGTCTGGGTGGGCTGTGGAGGTGCAACCGTTTTGGGATGCGCATCAGCGTTCCTGGTTTTGCATCCCTCAAGTGGGTTCCATTGTGGATGCCCTGAGACACGCCTACGAGGCTCCTAGAGGGGTGGATCAGGTGGCTGTGGACTTCGCAGGGGCATATAACGCTGATCGTGTCTGGGATCAACACTGGAAGCCTGTGATGAAGGGACTAGCTGAATGGTGCCGTGCATCATCATCCCCGTCCTAAACAGATACGACTTGATGGAACGGGCGATCCGTTCAATTGACTATCCCGTTGAGCATCTCATCATCATTGACAACGGGAACGGATACGACCCTGACATGTTGGCTTGGACTGCGCCTTGGCAGCACATACAGAACTGGCATCTGTGGCGTATGCCAACGAACCTTGGTGTGGCACCATCTTGGAACTTGGGCATCAAATCAACGCCTCATGCTGAAGGCTGGATTCTGTTGAACTCTGATGCGTTCTTTGAACCAGGTCAGTTAGAGGAGTTTTACAACGACTGTGAACCTGACACGATCACTTTGACCGGCAAGGCGCAACCTTGGTCGTGTGCTTGGGTGGGTGCTGGTGTGGTTGAAAGGGTTGGGTTGTTCAGTGAGTGTTATGTGCCAGCGTACTTTGAGGATAACGATTTTGAGGATCGGGCACGTCGAATCAATGTTGAGGTGAAGGTTTCTCAGGCTGGGATCATTCATGACAACTCTTCAACTATCGGATCGGATGCTTCGTTGGCTGAGAAGAATGCAAAGAGTTTCCAAGCGAATCAGGAGTTGCATTCGTTGCGTTGGCAGGCAGGTGTTCCTGACGCTGGGGCTTGGGATTTGAAGCGTCGAAGGGATTTGGGGTGGGATTGATGTTGAAGATGGTGGTTGTTTCTCCGAATGTTGCTGTGACTGGTGGTGTTGAGGCGTTGCATCAGCTGGTTGCGACTGCCAATGAGATTGAGCCTGGGTCGGCTGCGATCTTGTATTACCCTTCAGATTCAAACCACGATGCCTACAGCAGATATGACTGTCCTGTGGTCGAGTCTGTTCCTGCTGGTGTGCTGGTTGTGTTGCCTGAGATATGGCCACACTTGGCTCAACAGTTCCCTGCGAATCGTTGTGCGTTGTGGTGGTTGAGTGTGGACAATTTTGGTTCGCATCAGCAAACAGATTTGTCAGGTATCTCGTTGCATCTTTGCCAGTCGGAATATGCGTGGGAGTATGTGCAACAGAAGGTTGGTGGTGAGCAGTTGATGCTCACTGATTGGGTTGATGTTTTGGATGCTGATGTTCCTAGGTTGCCCCGTGTTGTTGTGAACCCTGCCAAGGATGCTGGGTTGTTGAAACCGTTTATGTCTGCTCATCCTGACGTGGAGTTTGTGGAGTTGAGTGGCTTGGGTCGTCTTGGTGTTGCTGAGTTGTTGTGGTCGTCGCAGGTGTATATGGATTTTGGTCGGCACCCTGGCAGGGATCGACCTCCCCGTGAAGCTGGGTCTTCTGGGTGTGTTGTCTTGTCCACGAAACTTGGTGCAGCAGGGTTTGATGCAGATATGCCATTGGATGGTTGCTACAAGTTTGATTCTTTGGATGAGGCTTCTCTTGCGTTGCGTATGGTTCTAGCTGATTGGCATACCCATCATCTAGCGCAGTCTGAATATCGCAGTGTGGTGGCCAATCAACGAAGCGTGTTCCGTCAAGAGGTAGGTGAACTTCTTGAATCAATCAGTTGAAACTGTGCGCCAAAAGTTGCACACCATAGAACGTGAATCTTTGTTAAGTGCTGATACGTGGCTGAACCTTCTTCCCGAGTTCGGATTCAATGACGAAAACCCAGAAGAACTACCGGCAGAGATGTTGGCTCAACCTGGTCTTGGGTTGCGTATCTGGCAGTACCCAAATCAGTTCGCTCCTTACATGTCTTGGCTTGCATCAAAAGCCAGCCAAATCAATTCCTATATGGAGATTGGCACCAGGCATGGTGGAACATTCGTGATACAAGTTGAAACCTTGCGTCAATTAAATCACCATTTCCACAAAGCTGTGGCAGTCGATTTGATTGACCAACCCGAGCTACTTGAAGGATATGAATACGTCCAGCAAGATTCACAAAGCAAAGACTTCTCACAATGGATCAGCAAACAGTTCTTTGACTGCATCTTTGTTGATGGCGACCACAGTTATGAAGGTGTTAAAAAAGATGCTGAGTTGACTGTCGAACGGTGCAACATCCAGGTCTTCCACGACATCAGTTCAAACTCCTGCAAGGATGTTGGTACCTACTGGCAAGAACACAAAATTGCACACAATGGAACCCATCACTTCCTTGAGTTTGTTGACCAGTACGATTCGGTTGGAGGTTCATTCCTTGGGATAGGTGTTGCCTATCGTAAGGACTGGATTGTGGTGAAGTAGTATTGGGACACTATGGCAATCACCAACGGCTATACCACACGCAACCAAATCAAAGCAGCCTTGCGCATTGGCACGGCTGACACTATTGACGACGAACTCATTGACAACTGTGCTGGTGCTGCTTCACGTCTGATAGATGGTTATTGCAATCGCAAGTTTTGGGCTGTTGGTTCTGCGACTGCCCGTGTGTTCCAGGCTGAGGATTCATTCTTCTGTTCAGTTGATGACATCTCTGGAACTGCGATTACTTTGCAAACTTCAACGAACGCTGACGGCATATTTGATACAACATGGACTCCGACAGATTGGCAGTTGGAACCGTTGAACGGTGATCTTGATGGCATCACTTGGGCATACGACAAGATTCGTGCAGTCGGTGACTACCTGTTCCCAACTGTTAATGCCAACTATGGTTCACAAGCGTTGGTGAAGGTGACAGCAAACTTCGGTTGGCCGTATGTCCCTGAGCCGGTCACGCAGGCAACAATCATTCAGGCTTCAAGATTGTTCAAACGATACGACAGTCCATTGGGTGTCGCAGGCTTCGGTGACATGGGTGCGATCAGGGTGAGCCGTGCGCTCGACCCTGACGTGGCACAGCTCGTCGAGCCGTACCGGCGCATGCGTCTCTTCGCATGAGTTCGACCACTACCGTCTCCCAGATCAA